ACAGGGTGGAGCGTTAGCTGTTCCGGGCGGTGATCAAATCGTCCCAGTAATAAATGAACTATTGCCCAAATTTGATTTGGTGATATTTACGCAAGATTGGCATCCAACAGGGATGAAAGGTTTTGCTAGTTCACATAAAGGCAAACAACCATTTGATACTTATAAAGTAAATGGGAAAACCGATACTTTATGGCCAGACCATTGTATCAAAGAATCTTATGGAGCAATGATCCATGAAGGTATTGATTTTGGTTTGATTAACGGGGATTTTTATATCTTCAAAAAAGGAGAAGACGTAAACAAACATCCATATTCTGCATTTGATGGAACTGGATTATCGTTCTTCTTACAAGATCGTGGAGTTACAGATATTTTTGTAACTGGCCTGGCCACAGATTTTTGTTGCAAAGACACAGCAATTGATGGAGCATGGCATGGGTTCAAATCGACACTTATATTAGATGCATGTAGATCAATAAATCCAGATTTATCTGAAACTATAATAGAATTAACAAATAATAATGTAAAACTAATTGAATCATGGGAATTACCTCTATTTAATCTTCTTTAACACAATAATCAAATGGGTTAATGAATATATAAAATAAAACATGAATTTTGTATATTTAACAACTAATTTAGTAAATGGAAAACGATATGTGGGCTCTCATAATGGAGATGAAAATGATACATATCTAGGAAGTGGAGATATAATAGAGTCTGCTCAGAAAAAATATGGAAAGAAAAATTTCAAAAGAGAAATTTTAGAAATTTTAGAAACAAGAAAAGAAGCTTTTTTATTAGAAGAAAAGTATATCCGCTTAAATGAAACACATGTATCTCAAGGTGGGTATAATATAAGTTGGACTGGTGGTATGGGAAGTTGGGGTGGTAAACATTCCGAAGAAACAAAGAAAAAATTAAGTGAAAAACGAAAAGGAAAAGCACCATGGAATAAAGGAAAAACTGGAATATATTCTAAAGAAACATTAAAAAGAATGAGAGAAAATTCTAATAATTCTGGAAAGAATAATCCAATGTTTGGGAAAAAAGGAGTAAATTCACCAATATTTGGAATAGAAAAAACGCTGGATCATAAAAAGAAATTAAGTGTATGTAAAAAAGAAGGAAAAAATCCAAATGCAAATAAATATTTTATTCAAGCACCAGATAATAAAGAATTTATTGTTAATTCTGCAACAGAATTTGTAAATAAATATCCAGAATATGATATAAATAGGCATTTTATTTATTATCAAGAAAAGAAAAACACAAAACGAATACCTAATAAATGGTATATTATTAAAATGACAGATTAAAATGAGTAAAGCAAGAGAATACGCTGCAAAAGAGCATGCTTCAGTGAATCAAAAATATGATGGTCAACCTTATATGATACATATAGATTTAGCTGCCAAAGTAGGAGAGAAGTATATTGATTTAATTCCTGCTGCAGAACAACAAGATGTAATGGCAGGGATTTATGTCCATGATGTATTGGAAGATACTCATGCTTCTTATAACGATTTGAAAAGATCATTAGGATTTATAGTAGCAGAATATTCTTATGCGCTTCAAAATGAAAAAGGAAGAGTAAGAGGAGATAGAGCAAATGATAAGTACTATCAAGGTATTAAAGCGTATAAGCATGCGGTATTTGTAAAACTTTGTGACAGATATGCCAACACAGCTTATTCAAAACAAAGTGGGAGTTCTATGTTCAAAAAATATAAGTCTGAATTTAAGGAGTTCCAATCTAAATTATGGGATGGTAGATACCAAGAATTATGGAATGAGCTTGAACAATTATACGATTAATTGAAAATAAATGTCCAAAAGTTTTTTTATCCCAAAGTAATTGGTTATATTAAACTATAATTAAAAATAACAATTATCAGATTGTATACTAAGATTAATTAAAATCATACAAAATGGAACAATTTTTACCGCACATCATTGCGTTTTTCGCAACAGTAATTTGGCATATAGTTTACATATATGTCATCAAATCGATAGCTAGGAATCAAACCTATATGGCTACTTCGATGAACATGATAGCATGGGTTCTCTATGCTAAAATAACAATTGGATATGTTGATAATAACTGGCTTTTAGTAAGTTCAATGCTAGGAGCTGGTGTCGGCACGTTTATCACAATGAAATGGCTTCCAGACACTAAAACTAAAAAAGATGGGTGAAGAAATTAAAGAATTAAAAAAATGTGAGAAAGCATACCGTTTAGCAGTTAAATGGTATATAACTGAAGAAGTTACTGAAGAGGAATATCTAAAAGAAATAGGATATTATAAAGATTGGACTCCGATGGAAATAATTGCTAAAATTTTGTTAATCATAAAAGAAATGTAGTTTGTACAAATTAGTATACTTTGGGAAGTTCCTTAGAGAATATATAAAATAAAAAATAAATTATGATTATATACAAAACTACAAATTTAGTAAATGGAAAAATTTATATAGGAAAACAACTCAGAGAAAATGATAAGTATCTAGGATCTGGCAAATTAATTAAGAGAGCTATAGAAAAATATGGAGCCGAAAATTTTAAAAAAGAAAAAATACAAGATTGTTTTTCTAAAGAAGAATTAAATGAAAAGGAAATATTTTGGATAAAGGAACTAAATTCAACTAGTAAAAAGATTGGATATAATATTGCTGATGGAGGAGAAGGTGGTGATACGATGTCTAATAATCCAAATATAGAAAATATAATAAAACGCACAAATAAAACAAAATTAGAAAGAGGAGTAGGGAAGGGTAGAAAAAATCCAAATTTTGGAAAACAATTAACTAACGATCATAAACAGAAAATATCAACCAAAATAAAAAAATTATATGAAACTGGAGAAATAAAACGATACAGAATGACAGATAATGGGAAGGCGGAAATTAGTAAATGGATGAAAGAAAATTGCCCAACCAAAACTCCAGAAGGAAGAATTAAAAATAAAGAAAATAATACTGGTATCAAAAATCCAAATGCAGGTATATATGAATTTACATCTCCAGAAGGAGAAAAAATAATAGTAAAAGGAAAAATTAAACAATTTTGTAAAGAACATAATATTTCTTATAAAAAAATAATTAAAATTTATAACGCAGAAAAAGATCACAATGGGTGGAAATGTAAAAAACTATCTAAAATTCGTGATTCAAAAAATAAAAAATTATGATATTAAAATCTATATTAGATAACGATTTATATAAATTTTCGATGATGAATGCTGTCATGAGAAAATTTCCAAACGCTAAAGTGAAGTATGAATTTATAAATAGGGGTCAAACTAAATTTCCAGAAAATTTTGGAAATTTATTAAGAAAAGAAGTTAAAGAAATGGAAAAGCTTTTTTTAACTAAAGAAGAAAAAATATGGCTAAAGAATAATTGCCCATATTTAGATCATGCTTATATAACTCAATTAGGTGGTTATAAATATGATTCTTCACAAGTTACTATTATACAAAAAGAGGGAGATCTTAAAATTCATATTGAAGGTTATTGGGTAGATACAATTCTTTGGGAAGTTCCATTAATGGCGTTAATTTCCGAAATGTATTTTGAATTATATAATGAACAAGTTCCAATTAGTATAGAAGATAGAACAGCTAATAATTTAGCAAAGAAAAGTTTGTTTATTCATAATGGAGTTCATTTTGCAGATTTTGGAACAAGAAGAAGATTTTCATATGATAACCAAGACAAATTTATAAGTGATATGGTAGAAGGACATAAGTTTCCAAATTTCGTTGGAACTTCAAATGTATTTCTTGCATATAAATATGACGTAACTCCTATAGGAACTCATGCTCATGAGTGGTTTATGTTCCATGCTGCCAAGTATGGTTATAAAATGGCTAATCACTTAGCAATGGAAAATTGGACTGACGTATTTCGTGGAGATCTTGGTATTGCGCTATCAGATACGTTCACAACTGAAGTATTTTTTAAAGCCTTTGATAAGAAGTTTGCTAAATTATATGATGGGGTGAGACATGATAGTGGAGATGCTTATGAGTTTACTGATAAGGTAGTTAAGCATTATAATTCACTTGGTATTGACCCTAAATCTAAAGTAATTGTATTTTCTGATGGATTAAATCCAGAAAAAGCAGTGGAGATTAAAAATTATTGTAGAGGAAAAATCAAATGTTCATTTGGTATTGGAACAAACTTTTCAAATGATGTCGGAGTTACTCCTCTTAACATGGTTATTAAAATGGTTTCTGCTAAACCGGAAGATGAAGAATGGATGGATTGTATTAAGCTATCTGATTCAAAAGGAAAACATATTGGAAATAAAAAAGAAATCGAAATTGCTAAATACGTATTAGGAATAAAATAATGGAAAGATCAGAACCAAAGCAAGTCATAGTGATGAGGAAGGACCTCAATATGAGAAAAGGTAAAATGTGCGCGCAAAGTGCTCATGCTTCTTTAGCAGTTCTACTT